GAATGTCCGTGATGCGGTGGACGACGCCCTGGTAGACAAATTCCGCCTCGTCCTCCGGGCCAATGACGGCCCAGGCGCGCAAGAATTCTTGCACCTGCTCGTATCGCCCGGCCTCGCCGCCCATTTGGGTTTCGACGAGCCCCATCCGATCTTTGCTTGTGATGGTATGGAGAGGATCGGTTACAGGTACTCCTCCCCGCTCATTGCCGTAGTATTTGACCATACAGGCCGACACGAGCGAATGCTTATTGTGTCCCGCTATGGTGGATAAAGGCGCTTCGACCTGCTGTCCGATGGTAGTTCCATAATGCTTGGCGAGACAGGCCGACACCAAAGAATGATGGTCAATGCTGGTCACGGTCCCCAAGGGCTGCTGCATCCCGTGCCCGACAACCCCGCCATAATGCTTTGCGATACACGCGGCCTCGACCAAGGCGTGGTGCTGGCCTTGGGCCGACACTGTGCGCAACGGTTCATCCACGGGCGCGCCAATATTCGTGCCGCGCATTTTGATGAGATTCGCGGTTATCAGCGCGTCATGGTTGCACTGAGTGATTGTCGGGTGAGGGGCGTCCACGCTCTGGCCAATGGAATTGCCGAACTGACGGGAAAGCACAGGAGCCAAATGGGCAGTCGCCAGAGCAAACCCCGGCGACTGCGTGATGGTCCGGAGGGGTTCCGCCACATCCTGCCCCCGGAATGGGGTATAGTCCGCAGCAACATGGTTCTGGCACACGATGGCCCCGGCCAACATCTGTTGTCCGCCCGTGGTGAGGGTCGGCATGGGCATGTCCACGGGTGTCGGCGCATGGCCGGTTGTGTTCGTCACCATGACAGGCGAAATCAGGCCAAAACGGTTTTCCGTGGTCTGCGTGGACAGAGGCTTGGTCAAGTCCTGGCCGCGAAAATCGCCGGGCTTCTTGGCACCGTAGTAAGTTACGATGAACGGCTCAGCCGCCCGGAGGACATACCGCCGCAACCCCTCGGCAATACGACGCTGGGTATTGAGCGCCAGAGGTTTCTTGCGGTCGAAAATGCTCCGGCTTTTGATATTCCAATCAATGCACTCGGCTGCGGTACGCCAGGGCAGTAATTTTCCGGATCGCACAGCCGCGGACTTGGGGTCGCCATGCGTGGGTTTGGGCCAGATGATGGGCCGTTTGTCCCGGCGCGCTACAACAAACAGCCGCCGCCGCGTGGTGGGAGCGCCATAGTCACAGGCTCTCAAAAGTCGCCATTCCACCAGGTAGCCCAGCCGCACAAGCCGTTTCCGCCACGCCGCAAACGTGGTGCCGGCTTGCTCTTTGATGGGCTGGCCGTTTTTGTCCAACGGCCCCCACGTCAAAAATTCCTCCACGTTCTCCAACGTGATCAGGTTCGGGTGCGTGTCTTCCGCCCAACGAATGACTACCCAAGCCAGATCACGAATATACTGTGACTTGGGCTTGCCGCCCTTGGCCTTGGAAAAATGCGTGCAGTCCGGCGAGGCGTGCAGAATCGCCACGGGCTGTCCGCCGGTGGCTTCCAGCGGCAAAACCCTCGTGATGTCGTTTTGCATGTGCCGGGTGCGCGGATGGTTGGCCCGGTGCATGGCCAGGGCCTCGGCGTCGTGGTTGATGGCAATGTCCGGGTCACGCCCCAGCGCCCAGGCAAGGCCGGTTGAGGCCCCGCCGCCGCCAGCAAAGAGATCGACGATCAAACCCATGTTCATTGGGCGCCACCGTTGTCGCCTGTTACCCTCCGCATGTCCCGCGTGTAGTCGCGCGCCTCTTCCGCGTTGCGCAGCCCTAGATCATTCGGGTCCGTCCCGGTGGCGCGCATGAAATACTCCATCCATGCGGTGGAGTGGATTGGGCTTTTGAGCATTTTCCCGTCAGGCGTGGCGGACGGCCAATGCTGGCGTCCGTCATGCTCATAGCGTTGAGGCGTTATGCCCGCCCTCCAGGCTCCCCGGTAATCGTAATCGGCATGGGGACCGATCAAATCTTCCAGTAAGTCGGCGTCGCTTATCTGTTCTCCGGAAAAATCCACGTCATTGGCTATTTCGCGGTACCAATCACTCGCGGCAATCCACTGGCGGAACTGCTGCTCTTCTTCCGGAGAAAGCTGTGTGGGCTGCCAACTGGAAGCTGTGTGGGCCTGATATTCGTCATACCAATCGGGCATCACCAAAACCTCCACCAGCGTTTTTTGACCGGCCGCAGGCTCGCCAGGGGCATGCACTCCGTGATGTCGGCATGGCTTGCCTGTTCCGCCAGCATGGCTCGGGCATAGCGGCAATCCTCAATCACGTCCTGAATCAGACTGCGCACATCTCGCGCACAGGCCGGGTCAATGCCGCCGCTCTCGCTGTCGGCCAAGCGCCGCTGTACGTCGCCCAGGGACGCGGCCACACGCGCCACGGCGGTCAACACCTCCGCCCGACTCCGGGCCGGGGGAACGTCTTCCGGCTGCCGCTCAAGCTTGGCCTCAATCCATTGCAAAATGACTGTGTTCCGCATGGCCCGGCACAGGTCAGGAATGCGGTCGAGGCCCGGCGCATAGCCGTCGTCGCGTTGGAGGTAGCGCCGCACCACGGCTGCACTTATCCCCGCCGCCGCCCCGATTTCCTCCGCCGTCAGGCCGGACACGGCCCTTGCGTGGCGCATGGCCTCTGTGGCCGTCATGTTTTCGTAGTCTGGCATGGCGTTTTCTCTTTCTTCTGATCCGCCGGGGGCGTCATGGTTTGCCCCCGGCGGGTTTCCTCCTGTATGGTTGGTTCACCACAAACAAACCCGTCACAGGGAGGAAATGTTATGGAACTTAAAAACTATTTAAGACCTCTGTCCCCTTAGGGATTCAAAGCCCAGCCGACCAGCATGGAGGCTACTAATCCTCAAACCACCTTAAGGCGTTCGCCTCCTTGCTCAGGCGCGACTTCAGGGCCAAAAAATACAACATGGGCCATATTCAGAATGGCAATCGTTTTTCCGGCATTCTGAAACCGCAAAATCCCTTCGCGGATCTTGAATCCGTCTGCTGTAATGGTATCGCATGTTCCATCCGCGAATTTGACGCCGTACAGCACGGATTCACCGGTCTGTTGCAGCTCGTCCCCGTCGCTGAAACCACGTTTCATCTTGCGCCCGCACATGGGGCATAACGCAGTGTCTTTCGGCATGATTTAATCCCTCGCATCTTTGCACGGTTACAGGCTTTGAGCCTGGGTGCATGCTTCTCTCCAAAGGAGCTGTGCCATGCCCGCCCCTCTCTCCATCCATGCCCACGTTACCCGGCGTCCTGACGGTCGCCTGCTGGTCCGCCTTATCATTCCAGGCCAGGGCAAGCCGCTCTGGCGCTGTTATGCCGCGACCGACGATTCCGAGGCTGTCCGCCGGGCAACACGCCACGCTACGCCACAGGCTGGGCAGCCTGACTGTCCTCGCACTCTGCGGGTGGCGTGGTGGGGCTGGCTGTAGGCGGCCAGAGATCAGGGCGAAGTTCGGAAAGTGGGATGCCGAGGGCACGGGAATATTTCAAGGCGGATTCCGCTGAAATCGTGCGGCTTCCTCGGCAATGCTGAAAAACTGAAGAGCACGAGCGAAATCCAGCGGCAAAAGCAATTTCACGTAAGGTCATCCCACTTTCTTCGCGGTATTTTTCAAGGGCGTTTTTCATGCCCAAATGTTCACACATAGAAACAAAAAGGGCAAGCCTTCTCAAAACGTTTCTTGCCGCGAACCGTGTGAACAGCCTAGGAATAATTTTATGACTGACAAATGGGAAAAAACTGCACAAGTGGCGTGGGAAGCGATTCTGCAAAAAGTAAAGGCTCTCAAACAAGAAGGCCGCACGCTCCAGGAAATTGCCGAGTTAGTTGGCGCTGGAAACCGTGCGCTTATTGGAGAATGGATAAATGGCAACCGTGAGGCCGTAAATGCTTCGTTCGCCAACCTCATGAACTATCTGGAGCGCCTTGGTTATAACTACATGGATTTTTTTCCAAAAGAAGCTGCCAGTATCCATAGGGTTGCCTCTCATGCTCCTGTGGAAAAAGTAACCGGCCCAGGGCTTAAAACTATCAACGTATATAATGTGGCAGGCGCTGGGCCTGCGGTGTCGGTTGGAGAGCTTGAACCTCTCTTTCAGGTCACGGCCCCGCCCGATTACTTTCGACGCTCCGATTACGCCATTGTGGTGGACGGACACAGCATGGAGCCGCTCATTGCCCACGGCTCTATCGTGGGCGTCAAACTGCATGCGCCCTTTGTCGCCAATGAATTGTACGCGGCCCGCATTCCCTATGAAGGGCTTGTGATTAAGCGTGTGGGTGTGGACCGGACTGCCAACGAGTTTGTCTTCAAGTCGGAAAACCCAAACAAGGAAAACTACCCGGACTTTCGGCTCAATATTGATGAGGCAGAAGGTATCATTGTTGGGCGTGTCGTGTGGGTTATGTGGGGATATTAACTATTCTGGAGAAGCCATGAAAGTTATTATCGCAATAGCAATCTATTTTATGTCTCTTTCTACATTTGCCCTGGCGTCATGCCTTGATGAAGGGCTGGTGGGGAAGATGGATAAAACCTCTCCTGAAGTCTCTGTTCTGGCTTTTCCACAATGTGTTATGTTGAATCAGTGTAAAATAGCACGAAATGAGCTTGAGAAAGTTAAAAATTATGATGACGTAAAGTATTCGTTTCTAAAAGGGTGTGCATTGGCAAATGGTGATTGCTTTAAACAGGATTTAAAAGAGGCAGAAAAACTTCTTCTTTCATGCTCAAAGCATAGCCGTGCATGCAAGATCAACCTTTTCAATCTGTATTCCATTTATGGTGATGATCTTGAAAAATATGAGCAGTTTGCTCTCGATCTTGCTGATAGCAATTACATTATAGCAATAGGTTTTCTTGCAGATTTATATGCAAATAAAGGTACGCTGGAGGGCCATGCGAAGAGTTTATTTTGGGCAAAACTTCTACTTTACGCTTTTGAAACTCAATTAAAGAATCAAGAACGCTTTGAATATGAAAATAGATCTTATATTTCTCCTGATGTAAAACTCAGAAAGCAACGTATTGCAGATATCGAGAATGTATCATCTCTCCTGAAAAAAATCGAATACCAGCTTCCAAAGGAACTTGTAAACAAGATTGACAGAATTTTTTTAAAATATTTATCACAGGTGCAGACCGAAGCTGGCGCTGCAACTCCCCCTGACTCCCTTTCTGACGTTATGAATTTCTATGGAGTCTCCGGACGAAGTCTAAAAGGTGCCTTCAAGAAAAAACAGAAAATAAATTTAACACCACCAAAAATCCAAAAGCCGGACAGAATCCGCGAATATGAAGAATCTATAATGGCTTTGCTTGGCTAATCTGACAAGGCTGAACGACTCAGGATCATGGAAGAATGTTAAAACCTTCTATATGAAGGATATTGGCTAGCATCCTCCTTATAGCTTGCTGGCAGTTTGGGGCATCCTATTTCACACCAGAAGGCGGCGAGCTTTGATGAAAGCTCGTACCATTGTTGGGAGCATTCTTTCAGATTTTCCTGATTAAGATGCAAGCTTATACCCATCCGGGCTGATGCTTTGCATATGGCACCCTTCACAGCCTGCCCTTCTCGTTCCAAATCTACAGTTGAGCCGTCGTCATACACTAGTTTTACCACTCTGCTCATTAGTCAGTCCTCTCATATTTATTACTTTTATTCTTCCCACGCCTTGATTCCATAAGGCGTGTACGCCGCATCTTCCATGCGGCAGCCGCGCGGTTCTCCCAACCGTCCAGAAACAGGACGACGGCACAGCCCGTCAGAATCTGAAGCGACCTCCAGCGCCGTGTCACGGTACTGACCCGGTTTGTCTCAACCTGCCCCCGCGTCAACCCCTTCATGGGCTGTGAAATCATTACTTACATAAAATCTCCCTGCGTCTCATAAAGGGGCTTTTCATGTCTGTCATCCGTGAGTTTTTTATATCCGAAGTGTTTCCTTGTGAGAACTTATTTCTTGACAATGTTCACAGCAGAGAACAAAATATTTTCACGAACGGCAGGGAACCACAGCGAACACGGCCCACGGGCCAGAAAGTTGAAAGGCCCCGCCGAACGTGGCCCCACAAGTACCGGGTGCAG